TCGCAGACGGTAGGGTCTGGCGATGATGCCGTGACTTACACCGCGACAAGCTACGGCACAGAAGGCTTTACGCCTGATCCTTCGGCTTCCGACTATATCCCATACGCCGATTTAACCGAGGCAGATGTGCTTGGTTGGTGCTGGGCTGGCGGCGTTGACAAAGATGCTATTCAAACGTCTTTGCAAGCAAACATCGACGGGCAAATCACGCCAACAACCGCTGATGGAGTGCCTTGGTAATGAGTGAAGAGCAAACAATCGTCATTAACGACGAAGAACATAACGTGTCTGAGTTGACTGTTGAAACCCAGATGCACGTTGCCCGTGTCGCTGAGATTCGCCAAGAAATCGCACGTCTGCAAATGCAGATTAACGAGCGTCAGGTTGTGTTGAATGCTTACGGCGAAGCTATCGTCAATGCAGTGAAACCTGCTGAAGACGAAGAGCCAGAAGCGGAAGTGGTGCAGTAGACTATGGACGTGGGTTCGGTAAGCGGATCTGCTCAAGTAAGTTGGAAGCAGATCGCTGTTGAAAAGCAAGAGCGTCTGCGTACAGGCGCAGAAGGCGAACCCGTGAAAGAGATGGTGGAGACAGTAATGCCTACCTTGTATACCCAGAAAGGTAACAAGATTGAGGCTACAGCACTTGCTCCAACACAAAGGGTAGATATCTCAGTCTAAGAAGAAAGGAGCTAAGTAGTCATGGATTTACTTACAATAATCAATACGGTTACAACGATTGTCACTATCGCATCGTTGATTGCTGCAAGCACCCCGACACCCAAAGATGATGAGTGGATCGCAAAGCTGTATAGCTTCATTGATTTGCTTGCCATCAACATAGGTAAGGCTAAAGACAAGTGACACCCACTGAAAAAGCTATAGCAAAGATTGAAGCGCATGAGAAAGAGTGCGCTATACGCTACCAAGGCATTGAGCAGCGCCTCCAAGACGGGAGTAAGCGGTTTGATCGCCTTGAGCTAATGATTTGGGGCGTATATGTCACGGTGGTTGTTGCAGTAGCTTTACCGCAGTTTATGGCCTAACCATGATTGGTGAAATCGCGGCTATCGTGGCTGGCGTAAACGCTGCTACCAGTGCGATAAAACAGGTCGCTGAGACCACCAACGACATCTCCAGTATTTCCAGTTTCTTATCGACTCTCGGCGGTGCCGAAGTTGAGCTTCAACGTGCCCAGAATGAAGGTAAGCTATCAGAAGCTGATGCTGTAAAAGCCGCTTTAGCAAAGAAACAGATCCAAGAGACCATGCGTGAGATCAAGGACATGTTCACCGTCTCCGGGAACGGGGATCTGTACCAAGAAGCGATGACCGCTATGGCTGAAGCTCGAAAAGCTAAACAAACCGAGCTAGCAAGAAAGGCTGCTGCCAAGAAGAAGTTTTGGAAAGATGTCAGAGAGATAGGGGCGGTTCTAGCGGTTCTGATTATCCTTCTTCCCTTGACTTTGGCTGTTCTGCTGGCGTGGTTAACAGCGTGATTAGGAAATAATATATTATGAGTATCGTCGCATCGTTAGTAGGGCCAGTTACAGGGCTGTTGGACAAGTTCATAGAGGACAAGGATCAAAAGAACGCCTTGGCTCATGAGATTGCCACGATGTCCGAGAAACACGCTCACGAGGCGCTAAAGGGCCAGCTTGAAATCAACAAAATGGAAGCTGCACATAAGTCGTTATTTGTTGCTGGGTGGAGACCTTGCATCGGCTGGATATGCGCTCTTGGCCTGCTGTACAACACCATAATTGCCAACATCCTTGGTATTTGGTTCGCAGTGCCAGAAGTAGATACAACGCTGCTTGTGCCCGTTATGATGGGGATGTTGGGCTTGGGCGCTATGCGCTCCTACGAAAAGGTTAACTCTGTCGCACGGGAGAAGTAATGGGCGAGCTAATTGAAATGGTTAAGCGCCATGAAGGCGTCAAATCCCATGTTTACAAATGTACTCAGGGCTTTGAAACCATAGGCGTAGGCCGAAATATATCCGAGTCTGGGCTGGGTTTGTCGCCGGATGAGATTGATTACTTATTAAGTAACGACTTAGAGCGTTGCCACCAAGAGTTGCAGGATGCGTATTATTGGTACGGTGGGCTAAACCAAGCTAGACGAGACGCGATGGTCGATATGTGTTTCAATCTAGGTATTACGCGGCTGCGTGGGTTTGTTAACGCTCTGGAAGCTATGTCTCGTGAGCAGTTTGACATCGCCGCTGATGAGTTTATGGACAGCCGTTGGGCCAAACAAGTCGGTAACCGTGCCGTAGAGGTAACTGAAATGATCCGTACAGGTGAGTATAGATAATGCCGCTGCGTAAGTTGCTATTCCGTCCCGGAGTCAACCGTGAAACTACTCGTTATGCGGCTGAAGAGGGTTGGTATGACTGCGATAAAGTCAGATTTCGCGGAGGTTTACCGGAAAAAATTGGCGGTTGGCAGGTTATATCCCTCAACACCTTTCTTGGCGTTTGTAGATCGTTATTTGGTTGGGTTACGTTAAACAACCAGAACCTGTTAGGTGTAGGTACCAATCTAAAGTTTTACGTTGAAAAAGGTGGGGCGTACTTCGACGTAACACCTGAACGCACTCCATCTGGCGTATCGCTTACAGATCCGTTCACCACTGTAAGTGGCTCTACCACGGTAACTGTGACTGATGCGGCTGGTGGGTATATAAACGGCGATTTTGTTACGTTTAGCGGTGCCTCTGCTGTAGGAGGACTTACGTTAAATGGTGAGTTCCAAATAACCTACTCTACTGGTAATACCTACACTATCGAAGCATCTTCCGCAGCTTCATCATCCGCTACTGGTGGCGGCTCTGTAACGGCAATATACCAAATAAATGTTGGCCCGGAGTTCGCTGTGCCATTAGTAGGTTGGGGTGCCGGTGCTTGGAATGCAGGTACTTGGGGTAACGGAGCTATTTCTAGTGATAGCTTACGCCTCTGGAGCCAATCTAACTTTGGCGAAGATTTAATTTTTGGCCCTCGTGGGGGCAGAGTATATTTCTGGGATGCGTCTCCTACTGACGCATTGACAACCCCTGCGGTAGATCTTTCCACTAGACTTGGGGCGTCCAATGTCCCCGTTATACAAAATTTTATCCTAGTATCTGACGTGAGCCGATTTGTGTTCTGTTTTGGTACTAACACGTTAGGTACAACCGCTTTAGATCCGATGCTAATTCGGTGGTCAGACCAAGAAGACGCGCTAAACTGGACACCCGCTGCAACTAATCAAGCTGGTGATATACGGCTGTCTAATGGGTCTGGGATCGTAACAGCTATACAATCGCGCCAAGAAATACTGGTATGGACTGATTCCGCCCTATACGCATTACAGTATGTTGGGGGCACGATAGTTTGGGGTACGCAGTTACTCGGCTCTAATATCTCAATAGCGTCTACCCGTGCGGTAGCATATTCTGATGGCGTCTCTTATTGGATGGGTAGAGATTCCTTCTACCGTTACGATGGTGGCGTTAGCGTACTGCGATGTGATCTAAAACGGCATGTGTTCAATGATTTTAACTTTGAGCAGTCACAGCAGGCTTTCGCTGCAACAAACGAAGGTTTTGGTGAGATCTGGTGGTTCTACTGCTCCGCTAATTCTACGGCTGTAGATAAGTATGTGGTTTACAACCACGAACAAGATATTTGGTATTTCGGCACTATGGGGCGTAGTGCGTGGCTCGATTCGGGATTGCGTGAATACCCTATGGCTGCTACTTACACGAACAGGTTGGTTAACCACGAGCAAGGTGTAGACAGTAATGAGGCTGGGGCTAATGAAGCTATAAATGCGTATATAACGTCCGCCGAATTCGATATTGACGATGGAGATAGGTTTTCATTCATACGCCGAGTGCTGCCGGATATAACCTTCGACGGGTCTACAGCAGATAGCCCTAACGCTACTATGGAGTTACTACCTCTACAGTCATCTGGTTCTGGGTACAATAACCCGTTGTCAGAAGGTGGGAGTAGTACCGGCGCTGTAACTCGTTCCGCCTCTGTGCCGATTGAGGTATACACGTCACAAATAAATACTCGTGTGCGCGGTAGGCAGTTATCTATAAAGGTGCAGTCTGGTGATGTGGGCGTGACTTGGCAGTTAGGTACACCCCGTATAGATATACGTCCCGATGGTAGGCGGTAATGACTGTCGATATAGATTTTGTAGCCCCCAGACTACCGACGCCCCCACAAGGGTACGATCAACAGGCGTTTGAGCAGTTTAACAACGTACTGCGTATATACTTTAACCAGTTAGACCAAGCACTGAGAAACGCTATGGCAGTTCAAGAACCGTATGAGTTACAAGTATCTAAAGGACAAGTTGTGGGGGCTTCTTCTTTGTATAAGTTTGGGTACAACCCAGATATAAATGGTACTGAAGAAACAATATGGTCGCAGGGAGGTGATGTAGTATGGCCTGCCGCAGCGTTTACGGCGTTTATTAGTAGCTCTAGCACCGCAGATACTAACGCTGGTACAGGCGCACAAACCGTTACTGTAGAGGGTTTAGACGAAAATTACGTCGCTCAAAGCGTTACTGTAAACATGAATGGGCAGACACAGGTGCAGATTGGCGATGCGTCAGGATGGATACGCATTAATCGCGCTTTCGTTGCTACTGCGGGGTCAGGGGGCACTGCTGCGGGTACTGTCTATATCGCAGCTACTGGAGTGTCTTCTGGTGTACCTACAGGCACTGTTTATGCGAGCATCACCGACGGTAACCAGACGCAGATGGCGGTTTATACCGTACCCGCTTCTCATACGTTATACCTAGATGACCTTATATTTACCGCTGCTATATCGCAGGCTAATAACTACGCTACCGTTAAACTTAGTACCAGAGACTTTGGGTCGAATGTATTTAGGACTAAGTTCATCAATGTATTGCAGAGTAATGAGCTAATCATAGATTTTGAGTTTCCTCTGGCTATACCAGAAAAGACGGATATAGAGTGCCGTGCTGTAACCAGTAATACCAACAACCAAATCGGCGCGTCATTCCAAGGCGTTTTGATAACTAACTAGGTGCAGCGATGATAGGTAGTTTTGGTGGTTTTGGTGGTATGGGTCTGGGGGCATTTAGCAACTTCACCCTGCCTTCCGAAGAAGAAATACAAGCACGTCTAAAAGCCTCTGGTATACAAGGCTATGGCCCTCCTACTTCTGTTGTAGCGCCCATACCTACAACACCACCCCCTGCACCACCCCCTGCATCACCTATTGTGACTCCTATAAAGTACGATCACGTAGGTCGCCCAAGTGTTACTAAGGTATCCACTCCTAAGCCTACGCCTGTACCCCCTGCCTTCGGCTTCACAACGCCCAAAACGTCTAGTCGATTTGAAGAAGAGGCAGTGGCTGCTAGAAGAGATGCTTTGGCTAGGCAGGAAGCTCAACGTAAGGCAGCGGAAAAAGCAGCGGCAGATGCAGCAGCGCGTAAAGCAGCTCAAGCGGAAGCGGCTGCTAGAAAAGCTAGACAGGAAGCAGAACGTAAAGCCGCAGAAGAAGCCGCAAAGAAACGGGTTGCACCTAAACCAACGCCTGTAACACCTCCAAATAGAGTGGGTCAGCCTGTAGGTATGGGGGAGTTCATACCCGAACCAACGCCTGTAACACCCGTAACACCTATCCCTGCCCCCTCTACGGCAGACCCAGTGATAGCTGCCGACGCCCTAAAAAACATGCGAGCCATGACTAAGAACATGACTCCAGAACAGCTACGCAAAATATCAACATATGCGCCGGAGTTGGCTGAACAGCTAAGAGGGCCAACAACACCTAAGAGTGCCATTCAGTCGTACAAAGACACGCTACTAGGTGCTGCTAGCAGGAATGTGTATGACATTATAGACGATGTAGATGAAGTAGATGATTTCTACGATATGGCGTTCAAGGGTAGTGTATTAGAGCCGTTAAAGTCTAAAGAGCCAGAGCAGAAGGAGGCTAGACCCGATGGCAAAGCCCGAGGAGATCAGTATTTGTCGGGCAAACGTGGTGATGTGTTTGCATTTACTCCTGACGAATATATATCTGAGGTAGGTGCCCCCGAGTATTTGAAAGGCTTAAAGAGCGGCGTTGGTGCAGACAAGGATGTGATTCGATCTGCTTATGCCTCTATCGCTAATACGGGCGGTGCAGATACTGCGGCAGCATTAAGCAGCTATTACGGGTTTGATGTTGCACCTAGCGGTGCGGCACCAGATATTAAGAACTTTGGCGGTAACTACGAAGAGCATACAAACGCTTCACAAGAACAGATTTCCGAATTTCAGTCACTTATCAAGCCTGTGCTGGCAGAGACTATACCCTACCTACAAGCCACTGAAGGGTTAGATTATCAAGACGCATTGCTAGAAGCGTACAAACGCGACCCCATGATCCAGTCTATGTACGCCAAGTACGGTGTGCAGCCAGTACGTCAGACAAAAGACGGATCTACTTACCTGTATGACCCTATGACTTTCGGTGAAATACGCACCAAAGAAGTCAAAGACAGCTCTGTTAAAGACGCGCTCAAAGTAGCTGCTATCGTGGGTTTATCTCTTGTTGGTGGTGGAGCACTGGCTGGTACGGCTGCATTTGGTGGTGGTACGTCTGCGGCTGGCTCTGCATTGGCTTATGGCACAACATCAGCCGGTATTACCGCAGCTACAGGCGGAGACACTAACGACATCTTAAAATCCTTTGCTCTTGGTGGTGTAGGGGGATTCGCTAAAGGACTTAATGCGGCGGCAGAAGCAAGTAAAGCCAGTTTAGCTACTGCCGTGCTTGAAGCTGGTGGTGGGGGTGCAAGTCCGGCACTAATAGAAGCCGCAAATGCTGCCGCAAAAACTGCCGATACGTTTGGTAAGGTAGTGCAAGGAGCTAAGTTTGTAGACGCTGCTATAGATGGGGACTTAGCAGGTGCTGCGGTTGCTGCGTTCGGCCCTAAATTTACCAAGACAGCGATGGACAAAGTTGGTTTAGATGAGGAGTTTTTAGATGGGTATAACATCAATCAAGATGATGCCGTTGCAGGACTTGTTAAAACTCAGCTTGAGCTAACAAAGGGTACCGATTTTGGCGATGCTATAGCCAGAGGCTTTGGTGAATACATCATGGAAGGTGGTGCATTAGCGCCTAGCAACGTAAAAACACCCGAGTTCATCAAAATGATAGGCGATGCAATCAAGGAAGCTGGTAGTGGGATTGACGATGCGCTTTTACAACCTGTTAAGGGTTTTGTAGAAGGTACCGTTGAGGTACTAGGTGATGTGGCAGAGCCTGTGGTGGACGTAATCGAAGACGTAGCAGGCGCAGTAGTAGATAAAGCACCGCTTATAGAAGATGCAGCAAGGGCTACAGGTTCAGCAATAGAGGACGTTGTTAAGCCGATAGTAGATCCGATAATTGATGCTGCACCTGCTGTAGAAGACGCAATCAAAGAAGCAGGTCGTACTGTAGATGATGTAATCATAGAACCAGTAAAGGACATAGTAGAAGAGGTTGTAGAATCTATACCTGATGTCGATGTTGACCTACCTGATGTCGATGTTGACCTACCTGATGTCGATGTTGACCTACCTGATGTCGATGTTGGGCTGCCCACATCTACGCCCACATCTACGCCCGTAACCATGCCCTCATATGCCTATACCCCCGGCATAATCGAAGAACGTGGGGCCGAACTGTTTGACCTTGGCGAACAGCGAGGAAGAGAAGTAGACCCTGTAACCGCTTACTTAGCCAGCATCACGGGTAGTGGTATGGCAAATGGTGGTGTAGTCAGAAGTTCTTATGGTAATCTTGACGAGCTGCTACGTATAGTTGGAGGCAAGTGATGAGTTTAGATTTTGGTATGTTGGACGATCTATTAAGAACATCCGGCCCCTCTATGTCTGGCCCAGCCGATGCTGGATTTGACTACAGCATTTTCGATAACTACGGCACAGACGATGACCCCCTGTATGGGTTTGACTTAGATGATTTGTTACGAACTTCTAGCTCTTCTGAAGAAGACGATTTGTTGGAGCTTTTTGGCTTCGGTGAAGACGAGAGATCTAATGCTGACATACTCGACTTTCTTGCGGGTGCAAAAGAAAACGACTACAACCCTACATTTATGGACAGGGTAGGTGGTGCTCTAAGTCAGTTCTTCCCAGAAAGAAAAGGGTCTGGTGGTGCTGGTGGGTTACTTGAGCTATTAGGCCCATTAGCTCTAACCAGTTTCCTCAAAGACCGTGGTGTGTTTAAGCCTGATATAGCACCTGTGGGGTACCAAGGTAAAATACCTGAGTACACCGCTATACGAGAACAAGTTACAGGTAGAGACGATACAGACCGTCGCCCCGGCAGTAGTGGTAGACGTTATTTCTCTGACACCATATACGCCAAGAAGCCTGAAGGCCAAGAACCTATGACTGTAGAAGAAGCTCGTGCTAAAGCTAAAGCACAAGCAAGTGGGTTTGCCAATGGTGGTCGCGTGCTAGAAGATGGCGGCTATCTACAAGGTGATTCGGACGGGCAAGCAGACCTAGTTCCCGGTGATATAGATGGTGTACAAGAAGCACGTTTGAGCCACGGTGAGTATGTGCTGCCTGCCGATTTAGTCGCTATACTAGGCAACGGTAATTCTGATGCAGGTGCCGCAGCACTGGATGATTTTATGTCCACAGTACGTAAGAAAGCCACTGGCACGCCGAAACAACAGAAAAACATCGACGCAGATCAAGTGCTTGCGATGTTATCTAAGAGGATGTCGTAGACCATGACTGATCCAGTAGTAGACCCCAATAGCCCTGTAGGGCAATCATCCGGCAGTACGCAGGGATTGTCCGAGTTTGCTGGCCCATATGTCACCGAAATGCTTGGTAAAGCACAAGCACTTGCTGATACACCTTATCAAGCCTACGGTGGCCCACTTACTGCTGGCGCTAGCGATCTACAAACACAGGCTTTCGCGGGCTATGCAGGATTAGATCCCAGCCAGCAAACTGGCATAGCTTCTTTCGATGGTGACATGACCGCTGGTGGTACGTTTGGTTTTGGTAGTGCCGCAGGGCAAGGTTACGAAGCAGGGTATACACCCGGTTCTTATGATCTGTCTGATATGCAGCAAGGTGCGTTCCAAAACACATACGACCCTACATCATTTACAGCGAGCACTGCACAGCAGTACATGAACCCCTACCTGCAAGCTGCATTAGATCCACAACTACGTGAGGCACGCCGCCAAGCGGACATTAGCCGTGTAGCTGATGCGGGAAGGTTGACCCGTGCCGGTGCTTTTGGCGGCTCACGCCAAGCAATTATGGAAGCAGAGGGTGGTCGTAATTTAAGTCAACAACTTGCCGATATTACCGGCAGGGGTTACTCCGAGGCTTTTGGGCAAGCACAACAGCAGTTCAATACCGAGCAGCAACGTGCAATGGCTAACCGCGATGCGCTCATGGCGCAGTTCAATGAAGAAGAACGTATGCGCCAGCGTATCGCTGAAGTCGGCGTAGACCAGTTTAATAGAGAAGAAGAAGCGCGAAGACAAGCGGAAGATGCTCGTCGTGGGCAGTTCAATATAGAAGCTGGGCGACTCTCCGAGTTCGATGAACGCCGTAGATTACAGGCAAACGAAGAAGCCCGACGAGAGATACAACGCCAAGAGCGAGAACGTGAACAGTTCAACGAAGAAGAACGCCGCAGAATCGCAGCAGAAGAAGCAGACCGTCGATACGGTTTAAGCGCACTGCGTGATATGAGCACTGCTGGGGCCACTCAACGGGGTATTGAGCAAGAAGGTATTACAGCCGATTATTTGCAGTACCAGCAAGAACAACAATACCCGTACGAACAGTTACAGTTTATGCAGTCTATGCTGCAAGGCTTACCAATCACTGCCACATCTCGTCAGTTTGTTGAACCCGGAGGGTTTCAAGAACTATCTGGTGGTTTAGCAGGGCTTCTCGCACTACTACAATCGTAAACTGCTTAGAGCGGTACTTAATTATGTTGAACAATCCCATTAGTCAGATTGAACGTACAAAAGACGCCTATGTAGGTAACATGCAAGGGCTTCAGAAACGTGCCAATGTCACCAAAGAACTGGTCGATTTGATTGCCATGCAGCAGCTCAAGAAAGATCTTGATGCAGTAAAGCGCAACCAAGCTATGCAAGCGCAAGGTAACCCCGCAACTATCAAAGACCAAATGCAACAAGGTCTTATGGGTGAGTATCGCCAACAAGCTGCCAAAGAGATGGGTGTAGGTTTAAGTGAAGCAAGCACCATAGCTCGCGCACAACAGGGTATGCCTCAAGGTGGCCCACAACAGCAAATGGGGCAACGTCCCCAGATGCCACAAGGTATGCCACGAGCTGGCGCACAGCAAATGGCGCAGGGCGTTATGAGCCAAGCACAGCCAGTCAAGTTAGCTGGTGGCGGTATTGTTGCATTTGATAATGGGTCAGAAGGTAAAGGGCCGGTAGAAGTACCTGAAGGGTTAAGCACAGACGCGCTAGCTGATTTCCTACGAAGCACCATCCAAGGGAAAGGACTTTCCGCTATGGAGCAGGGCAGAGAGTTCAAACGCTTGATGGCAGAACAAGGCTTCGACCCGTTAGGTAGGCCAATTATTGAAGAAGAACCAGTTTCAAAAGGTACGGTACGTAGAAGGGCAAGAGCGCCAATACCTGCGGAAGAACCCGAACAAGGGGGATTAGCTAGCATAGCATCTGCTACTGCCCCAACACGAGGTACGACTGTTACCCGCCCAGCCGAACTAACAAATGAACAGTACGCGGAGCAACAAAGAAGGGGCACAGCAGGGATCATTGACGCAGCTAATAGGCGTAAAAAAGAAGAGTATGAATCTAGCCTACAAGGGCAGTTAGACGCAGTAAAAAGTAGCGGCATAATGTCCGGTGTAACTCCTTACCAGCTAGGCCAAGAACAACGAATCCAAGCGGAAGCAGAGCTAGCATTAGACCCTGACAAGAAAGGACTTGCTGCGATAGAACGCATAAGAGGTCTGTCGAAAATGAGCGACAACGAAAAGCTGCTCAGGGATATGCAGGCTCGCGTACAAGCAACTTACGACGAAACTGCTCCGTCTCGTAGGGACAGGCTCATAGATTTACTTACCGCTGGCGGTAGAGGTGGTATTACTGGTGTAGGCATACGCGACAAACAATTGCGTGACGCTGCTACAGAGCGCCGTAGGCAGCTAGATAAAGATATTATGGGTATCCAAGCAACTACCGTAGAGCTAAACCGTAACTTCGGTGCCGATGCTGCGAAAGCGTACGCCGATGCAGAAGCCAATGTAATTGCACAGAAGCAAAACGCCCGCAGCTTCCTACAGAACGCTGAACAAGCAGAAGTAGCAAGTGTGATGGATAAAGCACGCTTGACGATGGAAGAGCAGAGGAACGTGCGCCAGTTGTTTAGTGAACAGGAACGTAATCGACTGTTAGCAGAACAAATAACCGCTACTAATGCGCGAGCGTTAGGTGGGGACATCGCTACTGCACTAGCTAAACTCGTAACATCGCGTGCTGAAATCGCGGAGAGCGTAAGACTAAGTCCAAGATACGCAGAGCTTGACTCGCTAGACCCAACAGATTCTGGTGACGCACGTAAGATAGAGCTGCTAGAAGGGCAACTAGCCTCCGAAGTAGCGGCGTTAGCAGCCGATATAGATGATATGGCTGATAATTTACGGGCGCGGCAGCGTAAGCTAGATCAAGCGCAACAAGCGCAGACGGAGCGATTAACTCCTTCTGAGCAAGTCGCATTTTCCGCTGAAAGTCAGGACGCTATAGCACGCGCTGGGGGCTAATTAGATGGCGACAGTAGCGCAGGCTAGAAAAGCCATAGAGGTGTTAGAAGCTCGCGGCGATATAGCCGGAGCCGCTGCTATCCGAAGAGATTTGAGTGCCGCTGGACTGTCTGCTAGCGCCACGGACTTTGAAGCGCAGGTTGCCGCAGAACGTCAGCAAAGACTTGAGCAAGAAGAGCGCCGACGCCAAGAAGACTTAGAACGTCGCATCGAACTGGCTGAACTCGAACGCGGGTCGCTTGCTAGGGGCTTAGACATTGGCACTGACATCGTGGCGCAAGCCACAGGCTCTGCCCTTGAAGGTACTGGTAAGTTGTTTGGTCTAGCAGGGCTTGAGCAGTACGGTGCTGAAGTTGCCCTTGAGAACGAAGCGGACGCACAGCGCAAAGCACGGTTCCAAACCAGATTCGATGATATTGGCGGTATCGGAGACTTCGGATCTTATCTTGGTGGTATTGCCGCAGAAAGCGCCCCACAGATGGGGGCAACCCTTGCTGGTGGTGCAACAGGCGCGAAGATTGGTGCGGCCCTTGGCCCAGTGGGTGCGGGCATTGGCGCATTGGTAGGCGGTGCAGCCGCCAGCTTACCATTCTTCTACGGTATGAACCGCGAGCGGCAAAAAGAAGCCATAGATCAAGGGCTAAGAACTGAAGTAGACGAAGGCGCAGCAGCGTTAACGGCTATCCCACAAGCCACGCTTGACGCCATCCTTGGGCGTTTGTTCGTCGGTAAGCTCGGCCTTACTAACCGCGCAGTAGGTGGCGGCGGTATATTTACCCGTGGCGTTAAAGGGACTGCGGCTGGTGCCATAATAGAAGCACCTACAGAACTGGGGCAGCAAGTCCTAGAACGCGCACAAGCTGGGCTACCTTTAACCAGCGAAGACGCTATTGCAGAGTACCGTGAAGCAGCTATAGCTGGTGGCTTGTTAGGTGGTTCTATACGAGGTGCCGCTACCGTAGCTGGTGGTGACGTTGCTGCTAGAGAAGACGCGCAGAAGGCTAAAGAAGAAAGAGACGCTGCCGCCAGACGCGCCGAAATAGAAGCCACACTAGCCGAAGAGACCGCCGTTGAAGCAGAGGCAGCAGAACGGCAGGCAGAAGTAGAACGCCGCATACGTGGAGGCGAACCCCAACCTGATACCGTTGCAAGGCCCGCACCTCCTGCCGTAGAGGCCACGACGGAAGAAACAACAGAAGAAACAATAGAGGAAGGCGCACTTCCTGTCGTAGATGACGAAGCAAAAGCTGCCGCCGACGTTGTGTCTAAAACCGTAATCAAGCGCGAGGGTAAGCCGACTGAGACAACCACGCAGACGCGGAAAGAGTTTGAAGCCGCTGTTGATGAAGCTCAACAAAAGGCCGACGCCGCCCCAACCGTCCTAACCGCAAAGTTCTTTGACGACATAGGATTCGGTAAAACAGCGAAGATACGTAAAGAACTTACAGGCAAAGACCTTACAGACTCCGCTACCCGGGACTCTCTAAGAAGAGCCGCCGCCGAGACTCGCAGCAAAAAGAAGCTAGAAATACAGGCTAATCTGGAAGAGGCATTCAAGGAACAAGAGGTAGTAGATGACCAGCAACGTAATATATCTGCCAGTGCCGAAGGAAAACCTTTCGCAACAAGAAGTGGAACAGGCGATGCAGTTAATCTATCAAGCGTGGAAGTCGATGCAGAACGTACGGATACCGTGGAGTCTGGCCCATCTGTCGGAGGAGCAGTGGCAGATGCTAGAGGAGGCACTGGACGATTTACTACTGGAGCAGATGGACAGCCAGATACACTAACGCCAACCCGTGAGTTTACCGAAATTAAGGTTTTACTGGAAAAAGATAACAGAACTCCAGAAGAAGAAGCTAGGTTCGTAGAACTGGTGGACGAGGCTAGAGCAGACTTTGCGCGGCGTCAAAAGCCAACCGAAGATACGCGAGAAGCAAGTTTAGAGCTTGAAGAAGGGGCAGTTACAGAAGAGCAGGCAGCGATAAACGCGGAGACAGAGGCAGAAGCCGCAGAGCTTACCGAAGCTATAGAAAATCTACAGCGGGCAAACGCAGTGTTAAAAGGGGGTGAACGTCCAGCCGCAAAGCCTGTACAGATAGCCACGTCGATAGCCGATCCCGACAACGTAAGGACGCAAGAGATACGCCAGTTCCATGCGGACAGAGTGGCAGAGGCAAAAGAATTTGGTGAAAAGCCCCCTACATTATCGCAGTCAAGGGACGAGTTTACGGTACAGGAAGGCTTAGACCCTAATGTACGTAGAGTAGAAGGTACACGTTACTCTGCCGTAGGTGACGCGGATTTTGAAATAAATGAAGACGTTGTTGCAGGTAGGTTAACAGAGCAGGGAGTTACAACCGAATCTGACAGGCTATTAAGGGAGACAAAGGGCGGCACTCTGATTGATGCCGTCAAGAACGTAGCGCGTAATGCTAACAACCCGTTTGAACGGTTAATAGCGACTAATGTATCCAAGCTGATGCAGCGCATGATGGATGCAGGCTACAAATTTGAATATGAAATAGAAGAACTATCTTTTAATAGCATAAGGGGTGGCACACGGGGTTATATGGAACCCGAACGAGGCCCACTTAAAGTTGTTCTACGGCGTACAAAAGACCCTTTGGCCCTACACAATGGGCTTACTCATAAAACATTACTTCACGAAGCTATACATGCAGTTACAGCGCCTTTGCTAGCAAGCGGAAACCTACGTTCTTTTCCTGAAGGCACCAAGCTAAAGAACGACGTTAACGATCTGCGTGATCTGTTCAGCGGAGTCATACGTTATTTTAACAAACGTATAACTGACGTTAAGGCAGGGGTAATGCCTGAAACGGATCTACTGGCAGTAGAGAGACGATTCTACTTCAGAGAAAGGAACACACTAGCTAACCCCGACGAAATGCTTGCGTGGGCACTTACAGACCGAGAAGTGCAAGAGTTCATGGACACTGTTCCATACGACACGCGAACTGGAGATATAGGCACTGAAGGCAAAGGCACGATAACGCTGTGGGAAGCCCTCGTAAACGCACTACGTAAGCTGCTAAACCTGCCACCTAAAGACAACACCGCCCTGAACGAACTGCTGCGCGTGCAGAATAACTTACTTGCACCTGACACGGCGGACATAGGAACAGCGGGTAGGCTGTATGGAGCGTTACCTAAATTTTCTTCTAAGGTTGACGACAACCCCGCTCTGGTCAGTAGGCCAGAAAAAATGGCGTCTGAGATCTTAAATGGTGGTCTGAAAAGTGTACCCATACTGGATTCCAAGGGCGTACAACGGGTTCGGGACGTTGTTTCTGACGCTTCTTTACCGGAAAAAGCTAAATCGTTTGTGCTGGGTATTCTTAGTCTCAACGGCCTAGAAATGGTCGCTAAGAAATACATACCTAAGATCGGCAAGGTCAGGGATCTAGTGCTGAAAGAAGGCGGACGGCTACAGGAACTCAAACGTCCTGTGGATGCAACGATTAGCAAGATCTCTGCTTTCGCCAAAAACAACAAAGAGAAGGTAGACATACTCAACAGGCTCATGCCGTACAGCTCTCTAATCGGCGTAGACCCGTCCAAGAACAGGAAGACGTACGAGGAAGACGCTGACAAGTTAGCTGAATACGATGCCATGCACGCCAAGGATGGCGACTGGACTGCATTGGGGGAAGACGGGCAGAGAATCTATAAGGTTGTCCGCAACACGTACAAAAAACTGTACGACGAGATAGCTAATGTAATAAAGATACGTCTGGAAGCTACAGACCTAGACCCAAAGAAACGTAAGAACGTATACGACGAACTGATTAACAAGTTATACAAAAACGTAACGATTGACCCATACTTCCCCCTTATACGCGAAGGTAAGTATCGCCTGCAATACAACGCTACTGATCCGAAGACAGGGCAAGCAGAGTTTTTTACAGAATCGTTTGAAACCAAACGTGAACGCCGAGAAGCTATAGAAGAACTAAATGCTATGGCGGGCGAGATACAACTGACTAACGTGCTCTCGTTTGAAGGGACGGAAAAAGTAAACTACAGCAACGCCCCTGCTGGGTCTTTTGTTAACAATGTGCTTGGCGTGTTGAGTGCAAACGACGTAAAGCCGAACGTACAAGACGAGATCATAAAACTGTTTCTGGACACATTGCCAGAACGCTCGTTTGCACAGTCGTTTAGACGACGCGAAGGCTTCCGTGGCTTCATAGGTGACCCCGCAAATCTTCGGGAAGCTAAGTACCCCAATCACGATATGGTGCGGGCACTGCGAATACGAACCGCATCTGTAACACGGCAGATTGTGCGTATGGAATTCGGCGCAGAGCTGCAAAAGGTTCAAGAAGAACTTAACGAAGACTTCAAGGCGTACAATAACAACCCGAACGTATCAGAAAACGACAAGCAAGCCGCTGCTCAGTACCTAGCAGAAGTCGAGAAACGTATAGCCTTTGCTAAGAACCCCGACGTAGAAGACTGGGCCAAGAACCTGACTACGTTCGGCTTTGCTATGACGCTAGGTGTTAACCTGTCATCCGTGCTAGTCAACTTCTCTCAAATACCTATGGTCATAGCGCCGCACTTAGCCAGCACTAGGGGCGACGACGGTGAATACTTCGGCTACAGCGATACGCTCAGTGCTATGGGTGAAGCGGTAAGGCTATTCAAAAACGCGGGTAGGAGCGATGAGAACATCAAATACCTGCCGTTTATCAAGCAACGTGAAGCTCCAGTAGAAGCGGTTGGGCCAGATGGTACAGAGCAGGTCATGGTTCCTTCTGCCCCATCTATAGATAACTATGACTACAACGCTGAAGGTATACCACCAGAAGTCAAAGAGTTTGAGATGCTGGCTAAGGTGGCAGAAGAGACAGGTCAGCTAAACAGATCCATCATGTATGACACGTTGGATATGGAAGAGATTGACAGCATACGAGGAAAGATCGGGGCGGTCTCCGGGTTCATGTTCCATCATGGCGAACGTATGACACGTCAGGTAGCTCTTGCTGCGGCGTACCGCCTAAAAGTGGACTCCATGAAGCGTGCCAAAAACAACTTGTCCAAGGCAGATTTCAAGGCTCTGTCTGCTGAAGAGAAAGCTAACCTCAAGTTGAGCGAAGCCGAGTACCGCGAAGCCGCTGAGTTTGCTGTCTATGAGGTGGAACTTACTAACGGCGGTACCGCTGCCGCTTCTGCACCGAGACTTGCTCAAAAAGGAATAGGTAAGGTTGCGTTTCTGTACAAGCGATACGGCGTGCAGATGATGGAGCTTTTGTACAAGCTAGGTGCGGAGTCAATCAAAGGCACACCAGCGGAAAAAGCACAAGCCCGTAGACAAATGGCAGGTGTGTTCGGCGGTGCGGCGTTGGTTGCTGGTGCACAAGGTCTGCCAATGTATGGCGTGGCTGCTATGGTGTACGACATGTTCAAGGGCGACGAAGACGAAGATCTTGATACTGTAGTTCGTAAGACGATAGGAGAAGAGCTTTTCGGAGGTATGGGTAACGCTGTACTAGGTGTAGACGTTGCGAGTCGTATGGGTCTGTCTGACCTAGTATTCCGAGACCGACTCATCGAAAAAGATCAGCCATTCTTATTTGACCTAATAGAAGTCCTTGGTGGCCCCGTAGTCGGTGTATCAATGCAGATGGAGCGGGGGTATGACAAAGCAATAAACCAAGGCGAGCTTATGAGGGGCGTGGAAGCTCTGTCTCCTGCTGCGCTACGCAATGTCTTGAAAACCTACCGATTCTACGAAGACGGTGCTAAAACCCAACGTGGCGACACCATCGTAGATGACATATCCGCGCCTCTACTTGTCATGCAGTTCTTAGGCTTTGCCCCAGCAGAATACACCAGACAACTGGCGCAGAATGCTCAACTCAAGAAAATATCTGGTGCGGCTGCTAGGCAGCGTACTAAGTTGTTACGTAGGTACTATGCAGCCGTAAGAAGTGGGGACACTTCTAAGGCACGAGGCATCCGCGAAGACATGAACGAGTTTAACCGTAAGTTCCCCAGTGTGCGGATTACGCCAGATACGATCAAACGGTCTATGGCCCAGCACATGAAAACGTCAAGAAAGATGCACTACGGCGTAACTATCGACCCAAGAATGATGAGAGACATGCGACAAAGCGCCGCCGAGTACGACGATACGCTGACAATATGGGACAACTTAGGGATGTAAAAAACCCCCTTACCGCAAGAAGGGGTATTTACGGTAAGGGGGGTAGGAAGGTGATAAGACCCATCAGCAGGAGACCAGACGACCTTATCAGGGCGGATCGTATCACACCAATCTCCAGACGCGAACCCCTAAAAAACGACCTTCTAGGACGCCCTTGGCCCGTATATCCCACCCCATTTCGTCCACGCAGATACGCTTAATCTGCGTTAGTGCCTTATCTGTGTCGATGCACGGCACGAATATCGAACTCCCTACCACCATAGCACCCCAGTCCACCACGATACGCACCCCGTCAGGGTTCAAGTCGTGCGTCTTGAGGGTCATCATCTAAACTTTCTCCATCTTCGTTAGTCTTATCAAACGTCTTACAGTCAACTATCAACACCCTATACGCAGGCATAGCCGACCCTAAGTGTGTGCCTTTACCTAATCGCATAGACCCACGCTTACCGCCTAACTTGTTAATCAGGTCGCTCGTAAATGCGCCGTAGTTAATCTGATGTGTGGCACACCAAGCCTTCAAGAACCTCGGTACTAAGTACGCCTTCTTCGTGTCCGTCTCGAACCGCGCCACTAACTTACCTTTCGGCAGCGCATCGGGTATGACGATGCTGTCCAGCCCGTTACCGGAACCACTACGTAGGTCATCCGTGCTCTTGATTACCAGTATGTTGTTATAGTTTTCAGTCAGGTAGTCGTTAAGTGTTTGTTCTACTGATGACCCCATATCGTTAACCGATTGCAGGTTTAGTTTAAGTAGGTTAACAGTCCACTTAAATAAGCCCTTCATGTCGTAGTCGATTAGCTCCAGCTTATTAGCGATGTACGCCCCAGCTAGTGTGGTAGCAGCTCCGGCAGACCAGAAACGGTTTTCTGATGTAAGCCCTGCCGCTTCATCAATCTTACGCTGGAATCCAAGTACGAGCTTCTTAACGTCTTCTAGGTTCTGCATGACCCACTGGATGTAAATGATCCCAGCGTGCCCATAGTTTTCTTCGATAGACCTATCGAATTTATCCGTACCTTCCTTCTCCTTTGTACTGGAAAATACCCGCTGCGCCCTCCATTCCATTATCCTCTGCGCCTCTGCTTTCGGCGCTTGTTTGTCCGCTGAAATGCGTTCAATGACACTGGCATTGCCTGTAGTTACACAAGAGAGGTGCCACGGTTCACCACGAGTACGTTCAAGGTTAGCCCCACCAGCCATACGCCCACGCTGTTCGCCAGAAGATATTTGATACGCTAAGTCACTTAGCTGCTTACCTTCCTCATTGGTCAATTCGTCTATGTAAAACGGCAGATTGTGCAGCACCTCCGAACGGTTAAATTTTATCGCGTCGGTATCCTTTGCGGTTATCATCATGCCCTTCGTAGCACCCCACACCGAACCCGCTACCCGTATAGCTGCTGTCTTACCGCACCCACTAAGTGGGCTGTGTATATGTAACGCGCAAGCCTTCTGAGGCAAGAAGGCCATTAGCGGAGAGCCAAACGCTGTACATACAACGTACTGGTGCATCACCAGCTCAGGCCGCGTGTTGTAAAAATTAGCCATCTTCTTCCACTCTTCCAACGAGCCTTTCGGCTTGAGGTACGGGATTAGCGCGGCTGTCGGTGTGGACGGCGGGTTGGGGTCAATACGGTCTGCGCGTATTTCTTTGTCCCCTAGAACAAAAGCGTCCATGTTCTCGTCTACCCAGCCGAACTGGCGACGTGCCGTGGCTGCTGTAGAGGTTGCTTGTAATTCGTTTACCCAAGTAATCATATATTGCATCAAATCGTTTATTTGAGGGATGGCAACGCCTTGTACTGCCATTTTCTTTCTAAATTCTTCTCGTGAGGTTATCGCCGTAAGAGGCACTACAAACTCACGTACGCCGTCTTGCGGCATATGTATCTTACAAACTACGCATTCACCTTCTTCTGAGTCTACTAACCGCTGCGTCACATACACGTCATGGTGGTAGATGACATGCTCATCAACTTCTCCGTCTGGGCTTGTGTTCCTGACATAGACCCCGCCGTTTTGACCACGAAAATATGGGCGCGGATAGACTGGTATAACGTGTTGTGTAGAAAGTTCCTGACTGGCGGAACCCGGAAGTAACGTACCTTCTAGTAAATCACCCGACTCACCTGACTCACCTGACTCAACGACATACGTACCGTCTTCATTGGCTTCTGCTTCAGCCACCTTACGCCCCAGCACAATCGGTGAGCTGATCTTGCCCCAGTGAGGACACTCCGTACAGATACCGCCCTCATTCTCATCGAATGTTGTGCAACGGTATGGCCCCTTAATGAGATCCAACTTCTTCAGCGTTAGCTCTGGCGTGTACTCGGGGTGTTGGTTTGAAATCTTGTGAGCGGCTTTCTCGCCGTCTTCGCAGAACTTAGCAATGGACAGACCTGCCCTCCACATAGGCTCGCTCGTCTCAGCTTGACCTTTTATTATGCGGCGTAGCTGCTCACACCCGTTACCGTTCTGTGCCTTGAGCAGTATGGTTCTGAACTCGTGTTTATAGTTCTGAATGATCGCATCGCGTAGGCTTGCTGGCCCCTCCGCAGGCGCATACTTCTTGGGAACTGGTATCGTGTCCATCCCCAGCTTACTGGCAAAGAAGTCAAAGTTAACCGTATCGGGAGTCTTACCTATGACTTCTACTGGCGCAGGGGTATCAGGTTTGTGGTTATGCGTGCCCACTATGCGAAGAACCCGCGCTATATCAGCGGGTACTGCGGGGTCTATTTCAAGCCCGAACTCTTTGCACTTGGCCTTGAACTGGTCAGCCACTACCTTCCACTGCTCTACAGCGACGGGTTCAGATAGCACCCAGTAAACATGTATGCCACGACCAGAGTTAACGATAAGAGGTTTTGGTAATTCTAGGGCTACGATAAATTCTTGTAGCCTACGTAGCGCCTCCCCCTGTGTAGCGAACCCCTCGTTCTTGGCTACCTTGTCTTCGCCAACATCCAAGTCTAAAAAGAACGACTTGATCTGTTTAGCGTCTTCACCTTTGCGGGTACCTTCTTCCTTGAAGTTACTCATCGCAAAGTACATATCCCACCCTTCACTGTCGTGATATTCGGCGGCTTCTGCTAATTCATCTGTCGAGTGAAAGTATGTCTGCCGTACCCCGTTTGACGCTAGACCGTACTGTAGAGCTACGTACACACCTTCTGTGGGTAGTACCCACCGTAAAAATTCTCTTGTATTCATGGTTGCACCCAATGCCGAGAGACACTATGGCAGGGATGTCGGCGCATCCTTTTCGGCAAAACCTAGCCATAGTGGAGTGATTGTTAGTGGTTAGTCATCCCAACCGTCAACAATGGCACTCAGATCGTCGTCATCTTCCTTGGGTGCGGGGGCAGATTTCTTTACGACCTTCTTGGGTTCCTCCACTTCGGAGGTATCTGGCTCATCGCCAAATATATCGTCAGAGTCATCGTCATCGTCTAACGCGACATCGGTGCTCTTGACACTGCTAGTAGTATCACTAAACGGGTTATCAGGTTGCGCTACGAAGCCGCCTTCCACAACGCCGAAGGGCGAACGTGACACCATAGGCACGTATTCGATCACCTGCACGCCATTCAGACGCAGGCTAACGCCATTGTCACGCATAGAGTACGGCACAAAAGCGAAGGCAAGGTTCACGGTACTGCCGCTGGTTAGCTGGAAGTCCGCTGGCAGCTTGTTGTTCTGCGCGTCTACTTGCAGTGGGGGCGTGGTCTTGTCAGTGCCGTAAGCACCTTTCAGCTTGCACTTGCCGATGTAGTTACCGTCATCGTCCTTCTTGAACGGTAGGGCAAACTTATCAGGCCAGCTCTTTTCTTTCTTGGCTTTATAGGCCACTGCCATTGCCTTGTATAAGGCTTTGGCTTCGCTTTCAGACATCACAAAGGACATCTCGTATGCCGCGCCGTCATCCAGCGGGTCACACTTAACAGACCCACCCTTACCGCCGTTCGCTTTGTTATCGAACTTGTAGGTAGCGTCGAGTCTTGGGTAAAGGGCTTTCACGCCCTCGATTGTGTAGTACATATTTGCTTCAGCCATTGTTGGTCTCCTTGACTTGGCTATTTATTGTGAACCCTTCAGTCGCAGCGAAGGGCGAACCCTCGCGGTTGTGGGGCACGATGTCGAAAGCAATTGCTGCTAACGTATCGTCGTCATCCACCATCAATCTAACTTTCTGTAGTTCCTCTTCTTCTAACGGTCTT